CGAAGCTGTGTCCTTGGTCGAAGCCTGCTGGGGCATCCTCGAGCAAACCGACGCCCGGCGCATGCCCTACTGGCGCGGACCTGTGAGCGGGACCACCGAGCGCGAGCTGTGCGTCCCCTTTGATTCTCCGGACACGTTCAAGACCTGGCTGCATGAGGACGGCTGGCTGCGCATGTACCGGCTGCTGGAGATGATGGGGGCCGAGCCTTGCGAGTTCCGGCGCTACCTTGGCCGGGACTGGATGGAGCGCATGAAGAAGCGGACGCAGTTCAAGCATAACCCGTGCTGCCCGGTCTGCGGCGGTGCGATCAACAAGGAGAAGGCAGCATGAGCAACGCGGCATTGAAGATCGTGGAGGGCGGGAAGTGCACCAAGGGACGCCCCAAGAAAGAGGAAATCGAGTCCCTGCGCAAGGAGACGGTGGATAAGCTCCAGGCCCTGGGCGTCCTCGATGAGGTCCAGACCTACGCCGGCAAGAAGGGCTGGGGCGGTCCTGACCGCTGGAACACGTCCCATTGCCTCAAGCTTCTGAAGCGCGGCCGGGACTTGGCCGGAGTCCCTCTCTGTGAGTGCGGCAAACCCGCCAGGCACTTCGGGGACAAGGACGACCCCTGCGCCCTCTGCGATGACTGCCACGCCAAAGATGGGGCTCTGGGCAACGCCCCTGAAGTAGACCCCACTGAGCGAGAGTACCGTGCCCTTTTGGCTGGGGCCACGTTTGAAGGAGAGGCCACCCTCCCCGCCGTCTCCCTCTACTTCCGGGATCAGTTCATCCTTGCCCGCGAATCCTGGGTATTCCCGTACCACTCCGAGGTGGTCCTCTGGGAAGCTTGTCTCGCAGCCCGGGCCGAGGCAGACCGGTATCGGGGCCTTCTGGCCCTGGAGCAAGAGAGCATGGACGGCGTGCTCGGCCCCCTGAAGGCCATCACCAGCGATCCCGAGTACCGGGCCACCATGAACGACATCATTTTCATGGTCACCCTGGACCACGGCCGCCCGATCCGCGACTTCCACGACAAGGCCAAGACCTTGATGGTGGACGCCTTCAACCGCGACGAGCCCAAGTACAAGGGCACCGTGAAGCTGATTTTCAAGACCGCCTATGACGCCAAGCCCTCGGACAACGAGGGAGCAGCCTACACCGTAGAGGTCAAGGAAGAGACTCCCCCCTTCGTCTCCGGGGGCAGGCTTTACCACGACAAGAAGGGCAACCTGCTCAAGGCAGGAGAGGTCTACCAGGCGCTCCCGCTGGGACAGGCCGGGAACGACAGTCAGTAGCCATGGCCGACTTGAGCGCCCCTGACATCGCCGCAGCCCTTGGCAGGTCGGTAGCCTGGGTGTACCGCCATAAGCGTGCGCTGGGCGGCGTCCAGGCTATCCCCCGTGGGGCCGTCATGTTCCCTGACAATTACAGAGAGAGATTGGAGAAATACAATGCCGTACAAGCAACCGAACGGCAGGTACCGAGCGTCGAAGATGATAAACGGGAAGCGGCGACAACGCGTCTTCCGCACGAAGGGCGAAGCCACCAAGTGGGAGGCCTCGCAAGACGCCGAGGTATGGGAACAGGAAGATCGGCCGACCGTCACTGTAGTTGATCTGTCCAACGCCTACTTGGATTACGCCAAGGAGAGATATGTCAAGTTCACGTATCAGGAGAAGGTAAGGGCGTTTCGCAACTTGTACTCGTTCGTTCTCCGCGAGACGCCGGCAGAGAGCATCGACCCGCGTCTCATCCTGGATGCCCTGCGGCATCGGGCCAAGGGAAGTGCCAACGAGGCCAATAAGGACCGGAAAAACCTGTCAGCTGCCTGGGCCTGGGGCCACGACTACCTGGCCCTTTCGGACCGAAACCCATTCAGGTCGATCAAGCGTTTCTCCTACGATGCGCGAGAGCGGCACATGCCCACCGAGGACGACTTCTGGAAGGCCCACGCAGCGGCCAGCCGGGAGGACCAAGCCTTTCTGCTCACGGCCCTGCACACGGCGGCCAGGCGTGGAGAGTTGTTCCGCCTGACCTGGCCGGACGTGGACCTGGCCCAGGGCCGTATCAGGCTGGCCACCCGGAAGACCAAGGACGGAAGCCTGGAGTATGCGTGGCTTCCCATGACACCACAACTACGCCGGGCGCTTGAGGACCACGGCAAGATCAAGCGGTCCATGTTCGTGTTCAGCCAGGAAGACGGCCAGCCGTTCACCTCGCGGCAACACTACATGGAAAGGCTGTGCAAGCGTGCCGACGTCAAGCCCTTCGGCTTCCATGGCATCCGTCACCTGACAGCTTCAATCCTGGCTAAGGCGAATGTGGACATTCCCACCATCCAGGCCATCTTGAGGCACAAGAGCCCGAACACCACGGCGCGGTACATCCGGTCGCTGGGGTTTGTGGACAACACGCTTGCCGTGGTGTTCGGTGAGCAAAAAGACAGCCCCCGGACGGGTAGGTCCGAGGGCTGATTTTGAGCGATTTACCCCTGATTTTACCCCAGGTGTGATCGCTTTTGGCTAAAGTTGGCGTCCCCAAGGGGATTTGAACCCCTGTTAACGGCGTGAGAGGCCGTGAACGCCGCCCGGCGCATACCGGTTTATGCGGCTCCCAGTCTCATCTAAAGACGTCTACGGGCAACAATCAACGTCCATTTTACCCCTGATTTTACCCCTGCCGAATCGCCTCATTTCCATGTGCTACTCGTGGCGGCTACGGCGTCAGCACCACCGCCGCTTCTGCCGGGGTAAACCCTCCGTACCCCTTGGACGCCGCGTAATTGATGTAGCCCTGTACGACGGGGTTGGTTAGGTCGATCATTCCGCCCGGCGTGGTGTTCGTGCGCCAGATGATGACCTGCATTTGCGGGTCCGTCGCCGCTGCGGTCTGAAACCCGGCAAGTTGAGCATCGGTGAACCGCTCCAGGAACGCGGCCAGGGGAATGGATGTTGGTTTCGGAGCGGCAGGCGGGTTGTCTATCCCCTGCCGCCAGGCCGTGACGGTGGGCATATCCGCAGGATTGTAGAGCGCGTGGTTGTTACCGTTGCCGTCCGTGTAGACCACCGTCGGGAATCCCTGGATATTGGGCATGTACGCAACGCACTGGTCATGTCCGGTGATCACCGCGCCGGACGTGCCGAAGATGGCCAAGAAAGCAATCGAAGCCGCGTTGTTCGGGTCGTGAAGAAGCGTGTATCCTTGGGCCATGGCTTAGTACCCCATCGCGCTGAAAGGTTTGGCTTCGGTTTGTCCGGCCCCTCCGGAACCACCCGTACCCCACCGACCAGAACCGCCAGCGCCCCCTGGGGCCGTTAGGTTCGGCGTGCCGGTGAGTGTGCCTTCATAGTAAAGCCCCACCTTTCCACCTCCGGAGCCACCACCACCAGGATAGTTGTATTGCGTATCTGACTCGCCGGGCATCCCTGGTGCCGTCAGGAGATGCCCTGATGTGAGCGAGACAGGCCCTCGAGAAAATACCAGTAAAATTCCTCCTGTGCCGTTTGATGCGGGGACATTATTCCCGGAGGGATTCCCGGCCCCTCCAGATGTCGCGAGACCACCGACGCGCCCTCCATAGCCGCCCCAAGGATCTGGTGAGATATTCCCGCTTCCAGCAGAGCCTGAACCACCCCCCCAAACTCTCCCAGGACCAGTGAAAAGCCCTAGTTGGCCGCCCCCTCCAGATTCCCCCCCAGCTCCAGGGCCATTCGTACCTGCGGTCCCGGAATATCCCGTCGTGGTAGAGCCGGCAGTGCCAGACAGGCCAAACACAGCAGCGCCACATCCGGCTGCCGAGATGATGGCTGTGCCGTTCCCCGGCCATGCGGTCGGGTTGGCCTGGATGTCTCCCATACCGGGATAGCCCAAAGCCAAGAGCGTGGGGTCGAAGATGAAGAAGTTGTTGGCTGCGATCCACGCCTGGAACTGTGCCCATGAGGTATTTTTCCCGGTAAACACCGCATTGGGCGGGATCAAAATGTCCTGATTAAGCCACTTTGACGAACCAGCCGCACCACCGGGAGCAGTAATGACGCCGCTCGCACCCATGGTGAGTGAATCGCAGAGCAGGATTCCGCCTCGGCAGCGGTTGCTGAAGCCAAGCGTCGAGTTGACGGTCAGGTTTCCGACCTTGAACACCTGGATCGGCCCGTCCTGCACGGTGGGCAGGTTGGTCGCAGAACTGATGGTCAGGGGTTGCTGCCCCTGCCAGTAGTTGTAGAGGTTGAACAGGTTCGCCAGAGACTGCGATGAGTTGAGGCCCAGGCCGGGGGCGAAGGGCATCTGCCAGGGAGACAAGGGCGTCAGGCTTTGCTGAGCACCAGAGGGAAGAAGATCGTATCCCATATTTTCCCCTTAGAAGGCGGCCAGGCCGTCGGCCAGAATCCAGACGTATTTGCCGCTGGTCGGGGCCACGCTCAACTGCACCTGCAGGACGGTCCCAGGCGCTACGTTGTAGGGAATGCCTCCGTTGAAGGCCGCCAGGAGATCCACGAAGGAATAGGCGAAGTTTCCGAACGTGGCCGCCAGGTTGATGGCGATGGGCGTATAGATCGGGTAGGAGACGCTGCTTACCGACTTGAACAACTGGATGTAGTTCGTCAGCGTGGGGTCGTTGGAGACGGCTATCAGCCTCCCGACCTTGTAACCACCCTCAACAGGTGGGGTCGCACTCAAGTTTGCAGACGGACCCGTAAGAAGAGTTGTCAGGGTCGTGGTGGAAAGCTGAATTCCGATGTCAGCTATCCCTGCGTTGGGCAGGTTCGGGTTTCCCTGGGCCATGTGCGTTGTCTCCTATGCGGTAAAAAAGTTGTCGTTCAGAAAGAGGATAGCGCCCACCGGGTTCTGGCTGGTGAGTACCAGCGTCTTGTTTCCGCTCCCGTCCGTGGTCACGCTCTTGGTAATGGCGCCCCCGGCCACGGCGATCTTGGTATTCAGTGCCCCGAGGGAGGTGTCTCCTACATCGGCCGCCACCACGCCGCCGTTGGTCAAGAGCGCCTGGTTGAAGCTGTTGACGGCGTTTTCGACGCTTTCCCGCGTCAGGCCGGAGTTTTTGAACGTGCCGCTGGGGGAGTCCCACACGAGGTAGTAGTCCGTCTCTTGGACGGGCAGCTGGCTGAAGGCGTTCCCGCCGATCCCGTACAGGTTGTCCACGGTCCAGATGGTGTCTCCAAGCGAGTCGGTGAGGACGAGTTTACCCGGGCCGCTCCACCAGATGTCCGCCTGGCCGTTGGGGTCGAGAACCACCGGCCAAGCGTTCGCCGTGCTGAGGTTCGGGCCATTGTACGTGGTCATGGGAGTGGTGGTCTGCGCTTGGTAGGCGTAGACCATGCCGCCTTCGAGCACGTCCCCGTTGAGGTCCAGCCCCTGAAATTTCGGGTGCAGGAGCATGATGTAGCTGATGCCGGTGGACATTTATTGGGCTCCTCTTGCGGTTGCGCTCAATTTTCCATAGAGGATAAGAGGGGACGGGAGGTACGCGCCATGCTGCTGTTCGATGATACGAAGAAGCTGGAAAAGGCCCTTGGGCCTGAGGCGGCGGAGGTGCTTGCGAAGCTCTTCGAGTCGCAGGACGAGGCGATGCGCAAGGATTTGGCCACGAAGGCCGACCTTGCGCGTGAGATGGCGGCAACGAAGGCCGATCTGGAGCTTAAGCTGGCTGAAACCAAGATCGAAATTATTAAGTGGGTTGCCGGGCTGCTCCTGGCTCAGACTGCCCTGCTCGCGGCACTCATGAAATTGATGGTCCACTAGTATCTTTCTCCTTGCGCCGCTTGCCAGGGGGCGTATATGGGCGGGAAATGGGAGGTGGGATATGAAGAGGGTCATAGGGCTGACAATTATATTCATCGTTGCCCAATCCATAATATATTGCCTGTTTGGAGGCCCAGCCACGCTTCCACTTTCAATCATTGGCTTTTCCTTGTATCTATCATTCTTAGACGCCCACACACCAAGATAATTAATACGGTGATGGAATGTTCTTACCCATTTGATACATGGCGTTTCCCCACCCCGGAGTAAGACTCGGTGCGCTCCCTGCAAGTGCTTGATAGATTAGGTTGTTGACTACTTCAGGATTAGTCATTGCTTTTGCGGTAAGGTATTTTGAGGCAGGTACTGCCGCCGCAGTTGCAAGAGTTCCAGCTGCGGAAAGAGGATGCCCCGAGTCCAAAAACCCAAGAGCTGCCGCAGCCCCCGCCGCCCCGCTGTTCACAAGGGCCTGATATGCCAAGTTTCCGCCCGTGCCGCTGGTGTTCGCCTGTGACCCCAGGGCTTTCATGTACCCTGCTATCCTAGCCATTTTCATGGGGTCGCCCTGGTCCCACCCGAGTATCTGCTTCGTGGCATCATCCACGCCAGCCCAGTTGGTCCCGAAGGTCGCCGGGCTCACTGCGTCTACGAGCGCGTTCTGAACGCCCGGACGAGCCTGCCCCATCTGACTCAGGAGGGTGGCCTTAAGGTCTCCGGAAAGGCTTTCGGGGAAGGTCCCGAGGAGCTTCCCAATGTAGTCGCCCGAGGTGTTCTTATTGCTCAAGGCATTCGCAACCGTTGTATAGGCTGCTCGTGGGTCAGGTGCAGACTTTATGGAATCCAGCACATCCTGGATGCCTGTAACGCCATTGTTTGGGCTGCCACGGTATGCGCTATACATTGAGTTGGCGTTGTCCCAGGCGTTCCGTGCTTCAGGCCCGGCGCTGGTAAAGGCGTCCCCGAGATCTTCGGACAAAGCCCCCCACAACTGCTTTTGGTAGGAAAGGGGGAGATCATCGGCATTCCCATTGAAAACCTTCCCGATCAATGTCCGCAGGTTTTGGGCAGCAGCAGCCGGGATAGCTGGCGTTGATGTCCCGGGCTGCGAAGGCACCATGGGGTTTCCGTCCGCACCCAAGATGATGCTTGCGGGAATGTCGGGGGTCTTTATTGAGGCATCATAGTCCTTCATGAAGGGAAGTATTTTTTGCGCTACCCGGTCTTCAATGGGCAACTTGCCTCGGAATTGATTGAAAAATGCATCCGTAGCCGGGGTAGGGATATTACCTTGCGGGAGCTGGCCCAGCGTGTCGTTGAAAATATCTCCGAACATCTGCTGGTGTCCGGCCTCAAGCTCCGGGACTGCCCGTTGAAGCATGGCCCCCATTTGGTCCGGAGTTCTTACCGTTCCGAACCCGGAGGCTGCGTTGTAAAGGCCATTCTGGAAGGCCCCCACGTTGGCACCATCTGCGGTGGCCATGACGTTTCCGGAGAAGGGAGCCTTGCGAAGCGATTGGCCCATGTTCGCCGAATTTGGGTTCACAAGGTCGGCGGTAGGGACGCCGCCTATGGACGTGATGTCGTCGAAGGCCTGCCGGGTGGCGGGGTCTGTCCATCCTTTGCCGAGGGATAGGAACGTGCGGAACGGCGAGCCGGCTGCTCCAATGGCTTTCCCAATGTAGGGGGCAACAACGTCCATGGACCCCGGGGCCACGGTGTTCCAGGCGGCGTCCTCCACTGCCTTCCCGGCTTGCGTTCCGATCGAGTTGTCTGCCACCGGCTGCCCCGTCAGCCTCCGATAAATGTTCATCCCCTGGTCGTAGATGTTGCCGCCGATTGCGGCACCGCCGCCGCCAGCCGCATAAAGGGCGGCAGGGGCAACCGCGAGATCTGCGCCGCCGGTGGGAGTGGCAGCGGCGGCAATCCCGCCGCCAGCCGCAAGCATCCCGGCAGCCTGGCCTATCCCCGTGGCGACAGGACGCCAGGTGGAATCGGTCTTAGCTTGCGCCTGAAGAGTTTTCCAAGTCTCGTATTTGGCCTGGAGACCTGCCGCATCCTGAGGGGTTATGTTGGCGGGCACAGTGATGGCCGTGCCGTCGTTCATCATCAAGTCCATGGTCCCCGCGTCACCGGACGCCGGGGCCATAACCGAATCCGTTCCAGACCCATCGGCGTTCACATAAGGCATTAAGGCACCTCCATGAAACTCTGTCCGTCGGGAGAAAGCTGGACACGCCTCCCCGTGGGCGTCCCGGGAGGAGAATTGTTCACCGCCTGCCGCATCTGATTCCCCTGGTCGCGCACGTCGCTCCACATCTTCAGCACGGCCTTGTTCTTCTGCGTGAGCTCGGGGTCGTTCGTGGTGTAGGTGTTCAGGGGGATGGCCGCGGCGTCGAATGCGCGGCTGTTGGAGTCCATGACCGGGCCGAGGACGCTCCTGATCTCTGCGCCGTCCATGCTGGCCCCGGCATTCGCCTTGCCCACCAGGGACATCAAGGCTTCGGAGATCCGCTGGCCACCGGCCATCTGGTGCATGGACCCCAAGACTTCCTGGCTTGTTAATTTGGACAGGTCCGTGGCGTTCGCACCTCCATCGATGATCCGTTGCTTGGTCGCAGGGTCAAGAGGAAGCATGTCACCGTATGCGCTCACGACCTGCCCGAGAATTTGCTTTGCTCCACCGGTCATGCCGCCCGCGTCGGCCTTCTGGAGGATCTGGCCTAGCCGCAACTGGCGTTCGGCAAGAGCCTGGACGGCTGCAGGAGCGGCGGCGAGTTCGTCCTGCTTCTGTTTCTGCTCCCCGAGGGCCTGCGCTTCCTGTATCTTTGCCTGCTGGATGTCTTGAGGGGTCTGGAACGTCCCGGCGTCCTTCTGCGCCTGAATCTTCCCCTGCTCCGTCCCCTGGGAAGTCGCCTGGGCGATAGGCCCCGCTCCCTGCTCCTGGGCCTGCACCTTGGCCGCCTCGGTAAGCGCCGTCTGGTACGCGGCAGCCTGGGCGGCAATCTCGGGATGTGCCGCCTGGATCATCTTCAACTCCGTGTTCGCCGCCTCAGCCACGTCGGGGTACATGGCAAGCTGAGGCTGAGCCATGACCCGCGCGAGCATCCCGTTGGGGTTCATGAAATGGGAGATGCCGGGAGGGGCGTTCTGCCAGGCAAGAGGGTTTGCGCCCGGGCCCTGGCCCTGCGGGACTGCCGGTCCGCCAGGCGGTTGCGCGTACCAGGGAGTTTGGCCGCCAGCCTGAGGAGCTGCCGGCTGGCCTGTGGGCTGACCGGGAGGCTGCAAATACCAGGGCTTGCCGGCGCTCTGGTCAGGTGTGGATCCCGGAGTCGGGGAAGCGCCCGGCGAAGGCATGTCGGAGGCGATGTTGCCGCCCTGGGCAACCTGGACACCCTGAGCGGGAGGCATCACCGCCGCGTTGATCATGGCCGGGGTGAAGTTCTTGCTGCCCGTCTCGATGGGGATCATGGCCTGCATCATCTTCGAGCGGACCTGCGGGTCCGAAAGATCAATCGGAGCGTTCGGGTCTACGCCCATGCTCTGAGCAACTTGCTGGATGTACGCAGGCGTGTTGTTCTTGTCCGAGGGGGGCGCGTACCTGGATACCACCCCGGCCACGGTGTTGATGCCGTACTTGCTGCCGTAGGTGGCAAGCTGGTTGGACATGGCCGCCAGCCCGGAATTCATGTCCGGGAAGGTCTGGAAGCCAGTGCCGTCCGAGGTGCGCAGGTTGCCGGGATTGTTCTGCCTGAGCCAGATTGGCGCCGCAGCCGGCGCTCCACTCGGGTTGGTCTGGGCAGCGGGCGTCTGGGCACCCTGGGGAGGTGCGGCAGGTACGCCGGCTCCGGGAGCCTGAGGTTGCTCACCGGTCGGAACAGGCTGCATCAGGTCGTACCGCTGCTGGCCAAGCTTGAGCGCGAGCTGCTGTTGCTGCTGCCCGATCATCTCCTTTCCGATCTGCATGACCAGGTTCGGGTCGTACCCCTGAGCTGCTACACGCTGAATGGCGGCCTGCGTGCTCGCCGGATCCTGCGGGATGCCGTATTGCGCAATCTCAGCGGCTACGGCCTTCTGCGCACCGAGGGCGTACTGCTGTTGCTGCGTCTGCTGGTTCTGCTGATTGATAAGCGCCGCCTGGTACAACGTGTTCCCGAGGTTCGGGGACTGGATGTTGACCGGAGTCGGCGCACTGAGCGGCATTATGGGCATTACAGACATGGTATGTCCCTACTGCTGCGGGTTCGTGGAGCTGGTGAAGTACGCCATGGGGTTGTAACCAAGATTGGAGTTGACTATCGTATTACCTGCGGCCATTGCGGGCACCGGGCTATACGTGTTGTTGTATCCGCTGCCGCTCAGGGCGTTCTGGAGGAGGTAGTTGTTCATTCCGGAGTTCACGGAGTTGCCCACGCCCGTGATCCCGCTATTCAGAGAGGAAGCGCTGTTGGTAGCACCCTGGGCCTGCGCATTACCCGAGTTCGTGGAGGCCCCTGTGATGGCATTCAGATATTGCGTGAAGAGGCTGTTGATGTTGTTTGTTTCGCCCGTCACCACCCCGGCCTGGTTGTAAGCCGAGTTCGCAACGTTCTGAGCGGTGCTGAGGTCCGCGCTTCCCAGGTTGTTGTTGACGTTGGTAATGCCGCCCGCAACGGTTGTCCCCAGACCCGCTAAGCTTGTGTTCAGTCCGGCGATGCCCTGCGCTGCGGTCATATTGGCGTTGCCCACGTTATTCACGGAAGGCTGGCCCGCGTTGATGGCGTTGGTTCCGTAGCCCATCCACTGGCTCAGGGAGTTCGTGGCGTAGTTCTGCCCATACTGCTGTTCCGCCGCCTGCTGACCACCAGAGAAAAGGTTACCGCTGGCTGCCGCCCCTCGGTCCAAACTCGTCAAGCCCTGGTTGTAGTTAAACTGGTACCCGGGCGTATTGGTAATGCTGGACGGGTTTGCGAGGAGATTCTGGACCAGGGAATTTCCTGCGTTGTAGGTCTGGACGCCGGGGTTGTTCAGGTTGGTGACGTTGTTGACGGCGGTGTCATAGGCCTGGATGCCATTATTGAGGGCACTCACACCATTCGAGTAGGCGTCATTCCACGATGGCAGACTGCTCGATATGTCGCCGTAAGCTTGGGCACCTCCCGAATAGAGGGCGTTGGTCGCGGCCTGGTCCCAGCTTGAGGCGAGGCCCGCGCCGCTTTGCGTATTGGAAACCAGGTTAGGCAGAAGGGATTGCCATGACTGGATATTCTGGTCCTGGGCCTGCGACTGATCGTCGGCAGCCTGCTGGGAGGCGCTGGAGCCATTCAAGCCGCCGACCAAAGAGCCCACGCCCGAAGCGACGCCCCCGATTGCTGCGCCGATACTCATTGCAGGACCTCCGCGTGGAGCGAGTCAAAAGGTTTGATACCCCTGCGTTCAAGAGATTTACGCAGGGAAGCGTGCCCCCACCTGGTGCCGATGGTGAACACGTGGGCCCCCCGCTCCCTCGCCCAGGTCCGCATGTGGTCCAGCAAGCGCAAGAACCAGCGCGTCTTGGCCGGGCCGTCCGGAAGCGACGGCAGCATGTGCCACATCAGTTCAGTGGCCATCAGGGTATGCCGGTTCAGGTGGTAGGGATGCAGGACAGCGACACAGGCGCCGGCCACCTGTCCATCCAGATCCACCACGGACACCAGAGCCTCCGGGCTGGGCAAGAGGGAGGTGAAGAGATCGCGGACGGTGTCCTTGTCGATCCCAAGCCCGTGGCCGCTCCAGTGCATGGTGGCGTCGCATTCCATGGAGAGCTCGAGGAGGGCCGGGAGATCGGCAAGCGTGGCCGGGCGGATCATGACAGCACCGCCCCGGTGGACATGGCGATCCAGTTGGTCCCGTTTGATATGTACGGGCCAGCTCCGGCGCTGGCGTTCGTGACCAAAATCATCTGCCAGGCATGGCTTGAGGCGGCGGGAACGTTGGCCTTCAGATATTGAGGCAGCGGGACGGCAACGCTCAGGGCGGTATCGAAGGCCTGGACTGAAGACATCTGCGATTCCAGGGTCGAGACAGCAGAGGCCGTGCCGGTATACTCAGTGTTCAGGGCCGCAATCTGGGTGTTCAGGTTCGCGTTGCTGGGCGCGATGGCGTTCCCTAGCCGGGCGTAGACGGCATTGAGCCAGGACGCCCACGGCTGGGAGATCGTCCCATCCGGGTTGAGCAGCGGGGATCGCATGGGAGGGGCCGAGAGGGCCGCGATATTGGTAGTGTCAGCCATCAGGATATCCCCGGGTTCATCTCAGCGTAAGCGCCCACGATGACGACCGGCACCGGGTCGGTGATCCTGACCCGGAATTGGCGGCTCCGGAAGCTGCCCAGACGTCTCCAGCGGGCGCGCGCCGTGTACTGGCCTATGGCTCCCAGGCTGACCCAATTTTCGTTGCTCCAGTTGTTCCCGCCATCGTCTGACCACTGCAGAATGGCCTGAGGGTTTCCGCCCAGGACCATGCCGGGCCCGGGAGTCTGACCCTGACCTCCCGGGAGTCCCACGCCCATCTGAAAGTCCACCGTGAGGGACTTCATGGAGATGCGCTTGTTTTCGTTGGAAAGCGGGGCCGATGTCCGGATGCGCTCGATGGTCTTCCCATCTTCCGTGTAGGCGGTCTCGGAAAGCTGGTAGAGCTTGCCGTTCGCCTCATCACCGACGATGTGCATACCGTTGAAATAGGCGTGGCAGTTCGCCCTCCAGCGTCCTTGGCCGAAGCTCTTGCGACGGTGCCACATCTGCGTGGAGCAGTCGTAAACCCACGTCACGCCCTGCGTGGGGAAAGTAAGCACGTAGAAGGTGTGGCCGCCCTGGACGTAGGCGAAGGCTTGGGCGTCCGAGGTCACGGCGTATTGGCCAATCAGGTACTCAAGCGGACGGGTGGAAACGATCTGAGGCTGGAAGCCGTTCGCCCGGACCACCTGAAGCTTGTCCGTCAGCCAGAAGGCCGTGTTGTCCAGGACGGCCACGCTGGCCCGCGCGCCACAACCATGCTCGATGAATATGCCACTGATGGGCGAGAGCGGGAACGTGGGAGCCGCGGCCCCGGTGTCGTACCAGACTTCCGTGGAAACCTGGCCGAAAAGCCAAAGCTCGCGGTGGCACATGAGCATGGCCACGATGTTGTCAGGCCGGCCCATCTTCGAACTGTTCGTGATGCCATCCCAGGTGGACCCATTGTTCAGGGCGCTCAAGTAGAAGAAGTTGCTGTTCGGCTTGGTCACCACGAAATAGCTGTCGAAATACTCGACCTGGTTGGCGCCAGGGAAGTTGGCGTTGACGATCTGGGCGAAGGTTCCCCCCGAGAAGGTGTAGAGGTAACCGTTCGCTCCATCGGCAAGGATGATCTGCACGCCCATGTTCTGAGCCATGGACACCTGCCCGGTGGACGTGACGAGCGTCCCCAGGTTCGTCACAGCCCCGGCCGAGGTCACTTGGTAGAACCCGGGCCCGCACACGGCGTAGAGGTTTCCATCCCCCCCCACGAGCAAGCCCCGCACCTGTCCGCCCGTCGCGCTCAAGGTGGCCCATGCGACCATTCCGGGAGTGCCGACCAGGGCCACGGGGCTTTTGCCGCCCGCATCGTCCTTGACCGGGAACAGGTTCACCAGGTCCTGGCCGTCCCAGTAGGAGGACCGGCCGGTGTATGCGGGGCCTATGAATCCGGGGACGTTCACAGGCCGGTCCTCCAATCGAAGTGGCCGCCGCCGTAGGTCCGGGAGACTGTTCCCACGTAGTCCGAAGACAGGAGCGGCACGGCCTTCCCGTTGTAGCCCTTGATGGCCTTGAGGCTGTCCGCCGCCACGGCCTTGACCTCGGGCGTCGTCTGGACTCCCCACTCGGGAGCCAGTTCAATGGCCAGGTTGTACTTGATGGTCCGGGCATACTCGCCCGGGAGGTTGACCACCGTGTTCAGGCTAGCGATGGAACTCAACCGCTCCCAGGTGGCCAGCTTCAGGGTGTAGATCTGGTCCGGAACCGGATAGAGATAGAGGTTGGAACTCGGGTACTGCTGGTCCCACCACATGGAATTGGGCCTGGCCGACAAGGTTTTGAGCGGGATGGCTTGATAGGCCTCCAGGCTGATCACTGCCACGGGGTAGTCGATGCCGTTAAGCGATGCGATGGAGTCCACCACGCGCATGGGCCGGGTGGGGAGCGCGATAATCTGCCCGGTGGTCGGGTACTGCGTCTGTGTCACGCACGGAATCAAGAGGCTGGACGTGCTCCACGAGTCCAGGAGCATGTTGAGAGCTTCCAGGCCGTCCGCCCCCTCGGCTGAGGTCATGACCTCCCCTGATTCCAGGGCCATGATAAGGCGCAGTGCCCCGGATATGATGTCCGCTGCGGTGGCCATGGATTATTCCCCGCTCCCCAGGCCGGCCGCGATCTTGGCTTGAAGCGTCTCCAGCTTGATATTCGACGGTACGAACATCCCCATGGAGTCCCGGGCGTAGCTGATAAGCTCGTCCCGATTCAGGAAGGACAACTCCTCCGGGAGCACGGGCTTTTTGGGAAAGGGCTCATTGTGCCAGCCATCGGCCAGGGCCGCCTCCACCTCCTCGACGGTGTAGAAGATGCGGGCCTCCTCAGCCGGGTGATAGAGGTAGGTGGGCAAGTCGTATTCGATCTTGCCCTTGACGCTGGTCCCCACGTGGCGGTCAAATCCTGTCATGGTGAGCCGCCTTAGGCGATAACGCCGGTGTCGATGTTTTCCGCCCGGTACCAGGAGACCATCCACACTTCGGCGCCGGGGGTGATGGGCGATGAGGTGGCGTTCATGAACTGGATGGCGATGGTGTTGGGGGCAGAACAACGGCAGTTTCCGATGCTGACGCCGGGGGTATGGCTCGGTTTGTTGGCCTCCACGAAGTCCGTGGGCAGAAGCCCGGGAACCGTGAAGGTCTGCTCGTTGGTGCTGTTGGCCGGGACGGACCCCACGTTGAATGTCAACTGGATGAGTCCGTCCCGTCCTTCTCTGAATCTCGCGCCCATGATGTTCCTCGCTGGCCGGGAGGAGCCAAAGCCCATCCCGGCCCGGTTGTTAGTTGCAGGCGATCCTGGCGGCCCATTGCGGACGAAGAGCCGCGTAGCCGTAGATGATGTCCAGGCGGCAGGGGAACGAATCGGTGTTGATGTCGTAGGCCCTGACGATGCGGAGACTGATGCCCTCGAAGTTCTCCCGGGCCGCGAAGTCCACTCCCTTAGGCACGACCAGGTCGCAGGTAGCGAAACAGAAGGCGTCGCGGTGGTAGGCCAAGGACAACCCGTAGTTCTGGGCGTTTGTGCCCACCTTGGTGATGATAGCCGCGTTGGCCGGGGAAGCGGTCACGTTCTGACGGTTGCCCGAAGTGATGATGCCTGGAGCGATGGCCACGTTGCCCGCTCCGCCAGCATAGGCGCTGGTGACCACGAACTGCTGGAGGACCCCCATGTTGGCCCGGGTCTCCGGATGCACCTTGTAGACGCCGGCGATGGTGATGATGTCGCCAGCGGCGAAGGTGCCGGTTCCGGTGTTCACGGCCAGGTTCATGGAGAGGGGGGAGGATCCCACCTGGCCGGCTCCGTTCACCAGATAGGCCGAGTTGTCGGTCCCGGAGGTGAAGCGCTGGAGCAGGGTGTTCTCGTAGAAGTCGAAGCCGCTGGTGCGGCCCATCTGCCCTTCCTTGTACTGCTTGGCCACGGACGCCGAGTCCTGGAACAGGCCCTTCAACTGATCCACCAGGTCCACGTTGTCCTGGGTGTTCAGGATCACCGAGCGATTGGTGTCCATGGGGGCAAGCGCGTCGTTCAAGAGCTTACGGCCCTGAAGCACCTTGTTGAAGGTGATGGCCGCTCCGGGGTTGTTCACCTGGTTATAGACCGAGTTGACCATGGAGAGGGCGTCCGCCTCCACGTTGGCGGCCAGGACGGACACAGCCGGCTCCAGGATACGGTCCGCGAAGTCCTGCAAGCTCAAGGTGAGGTCGATGGAGGTGAACCGGAGGTCCACGCCCTTCTGCGCCGATATGGTGACCGGCGCGGTAATTTCCACGGTGTCCTGCGTGGCCAGCGTGGCTCCGTTGCGGATTACGTACTGGTTGGGGAGACGCACGTTCAGGGTTTGACCGATCTGCGCTTCCTTGTTGGCGAACTGATCGTCATAGGACCTGTTGATCGTCCCGACGAAGTTCAGCTTCTGGTGCAAGATCGCCAGGGCCTTCCTGGTGATCATGGTGGGTGTGAGAATCGCGTTAGCCACGCCGGACCTCCTGAGTCCTACCCTTCAGGGGGAATCACGAGAGCCTTCCCTCGCGCCTCCTCCTGAAAGGGCGTGTTGAATTGTTGTGGGCTATGCGCCCGTCATCTTTTTTGGCTCCGTTTGCGGTCCCATTCCATCCAGGCGTTGATGTCCTTGGGGCCATGCACGGGGTCAAAGGCCTCGGCCTCTTTGCTGCCGGAGCCCACAGTGTTGATGGGGTCAGGAGCGCTCGTTGGTTTCTTGTTCGCCCTGGCGGTCTTGATCCGCTCGGAGATGCGACCGATCTCGATAAGCTGCTCCTCGGGGGACAGCTTAGCGATCCTCCCGGCTTCCTCGGGCTTCTTTCCGAGATAGTAAGCGACGTCGTGGCCGCCTTCGACCCGGACCAACGCGGCACCCATGTGCGGGGTGACCGAAAGGTCTTTGTGGAAAACCTCTTTGAAGTCGGGGTGCGCTTTCTCGGCCTCTTCGAAGAAGCTGAGGGCCTTGGCCTGACGTTCGGCAACGGCGGCCTGTTCCCTCTGGTTGTGGGTCGTCAGCTGCTGGCGAATGCTGGTTTCGTGGAGGGTCTTCTGAGTCGCCCAGATGGACATGGCCGCCATGTACTGGCCCGAGTCCTGGAATTGCTCCGGTTTGGGAGCGGGAACCTGGAATGCGAGATGCGGGGGGATGTCGGCAGGCGGCCCATTGGGGTCCTGGCCGGGCTGAGCGGCACCGGGCTGCCCTGGCTGCGGCTGCCCCTGCTGAGGAATGCGGCCCTCAGCGACGCCCTTCCAGTAAGCGGCCTCGCGGGAGGCTTCCTCGGCCTTGCGCTCGGCTTCCCGACGGTGGAACGTCACCTCGTCGAGACGCTTCTTGGGTATCGTCTCCGGCTCTTCTTTCTTGGCCGCCACCTCCTCGCCCTCGGGCTTGGACTGCTCGCCGTCTCCTGCAGGCTTCTCTTCGGCAGGCTCCGGATCGGAGACCACGCCGGAGATCATCTCCGCGACGGTCAGCTCGCGTTTGGTCGGGCTCGGCTTTGCCCCTTCGGTATTGGCGCCGGAAGCGCCGGTTTCACCCCCGGCGTCAGGTGCTGTCGGTTCTACGATGCTCAGGATGTCGTCATCGGCCATTGGTGCGTCCTCCTGGGACTGGGTTTGCCCGGGATTAAGCGCCCGGTGCGCGTCCGAAATTGTTGAACGGGGGCCTGTCCAGGGCCTCCCGCTGATGATCGGTCTGCATGTGCGCGAACTCTCGGTCGCCTGCGGTCATGAGCGCTTTCTGCTGGGCTGCGCGCATGTCGATGGCTGCCTGGTTAAGCTCTGCGGCGTGCATGTGGAGATCGTGCAGCGCGTTGTGGTGCTGGCCCTGGAGGGCAAGAGCGTCGGACTGTATCTGCATTTGCTTGGCCTGAAGGTCCAGTTGCTGCCCCTGAACGCCAAGCTTAGCCTTTGCGACCTCGGCTTGCGTCCGGTCTGTCACGGCCTTGAGCTTGGCCTGCTCCAGCTGCTCCTGAGGGCTCGGGGGTGCGGGCGTACCCGGGTTGACCACGTTCGGGGGCATCGTGGCCCGGATGCGGTCCGCGATCTTGTCCGAGTTGGGGAAGCTCATCCCCTCCACCACCAAGTCCATGATGGCCGCTCCGGTCTGCGGCACGGCCTGTATCAGCTGTAACAGCGCGTCCGCCTCTTCCAGACGCTGGGAGGCGTAGCTCGGGCCACTGGTGACCACCACGTCGTACTTGCCGGCGCTGAGGTCGTTGAGAGTGATGTCCCCAAGCTTCTGGTTGACCATGACCATGCCGACCTTACCGTCCTCGCCCATGACGCGGACCACGCGCTCCGTGTCGTAGATCTTGGGGATGAGGTCGATGAGGATTGCGCCCAGGCAGCGAATGGCCCGGTTCAAGTTGTCGGAAAAATGGAAATAGGACTTGTCGGCCTGGCGCTGCCGGGAGCGGATGGCCTTCCCGCTCTGCTCGTTGGACTGATTTCCCATGGAGGCGTCGAAGATGCCCATGGTGGCCTTCATGTCGTCAACGGACTGCATACCCTCGGCAATCATGCCCTGAGGGACGTCCGGGGGCATCGTGCGCTGCGGAGGCGGCACGCCCTCCACGTGGGTGTAAGGCAGGATGGCGAGGGGCTCGACGTTGGCGTTTTTCCAGACGTCAAGGTGGTCGGCAATCTGCTCCATCGTGGCCGTGAAGGGAGCCTTGGGAGCCAGGGCCAGCAGTTCAGCCCGACGGGAGCGGTCGTAGTTGTAGTATTGCTGCGCGCCCTTGGCGTGGCGGATGAGCCCGGAGAGGATCTTTTTGCCCTCGATGAACATCACCTTGGGATCCACGCGCACGATGGGGATGAAGGCCCCGGGCCAGCGCTGCGGACCCTCCAGAATTTCCCCGGAGGTCATTTTGCACCACATGATCTTTGGCCGCATGACCTTGCGTATGCGGGGTTTTCCGTTTTCTCCCCTGGCAATGAACGGCTTGAGGTTATTTTCCTCGACCTCGTCCATCTCCAGCGTGGAACCGTCCTCCATCTGGGCGATCTCGACGGACTCCTCTTCACGCCAGAAATACTCGGCTACGCGGACAGCGTCTTCGGTGTCCCAATCCTCCTGGATCTGGCCGTCAACGGCTTCCCACTGGCCGAGCGCGTCCGGGTAGCGCTCCTTGAAAGCCTCACGGCTCATCACCTCTTCGATGTGCGCCCACCGGCAGTCGGAGTTATCCGGCTCCACGGCAAAGGGATCCATGGAGACGTTGAACACGTTCCAAATGGGCTTGATGAGGATGTCCTGGTTGAAGCCGTCATCGTTGCTGTAGCGAGTCACCACGCGGAAATATCCGTAGTAACCAGCCGACACGGCGACCTCCCCGGCGTGGTCGTAAGCCACGTCGGCCATGGAGATGTATTCGATGTTCCGGATCAGCCCAGAGAAGATGTCAGCCTTGACGCTGTCGGCCTGGTCGTCCTTGGGAGTGACCTTGATGGCCGGGCGGTTCTGCCGGAGATCGTTGACCACTTGGGCCACGAATACGGGCATGCGGTTGATTGTGATCACCGGCAACTTGAAGAGCTTGCGCTGGTCCAGGACGCCCTTGTCCCACTGCTCATCCCCGCCGTTCAGGAATTTGAGGTCGTTAACCGCGTTCTCGCGGTTCTCCTTCTCGTGATCGTGAGCGATCTTGTGGCGCTTGAGGGACGCGGCGATGATCTTCTTTTCGGCCGCGTCGGAGAGGGTCTTCTTGTAGACCTTCTCGGGGCTGTCGGGCTTGGAGCCCATGACCTCGGGAGCGTTTTCGCCGGTCTTCATGTGGGTGTCCCCGTGGGCCGCAGAGAGGCGAGGGAGATCGTCTTGGATGTCTTGCGTACCCATCCCATGGAAAGTACAAAGGCATCCGCCAGGTTAGGAGATGAGACACCTCGACGCTTCATCTCATCCTTCCCTTCCACTTTGATTTTTCCGCTGGGTAGATAGGCATAGATCGGCGTTGAAAGTTCAGCCGTCAGCTTGTTCCGCAATGGGAACACCCTGAGGCTGGACTGCTTCTCGGAAAAGAATTCTCGGGCTTTCCACCACAGCTCATCGCGCCGGCGGTTGAAGCGCTCTGATGAAGCGGCTGTTTCTGCCACATTGACGGGGACCACCGGGAGGCCCCACCCTGAAAGAGTATGGGCGACTCCAGCTCCCCATCCGATAGAATCCACAAGCACCTGGTCTGGCCTTGTGGCTTGAGAATCGTAAATCTCGCGCATTCTTCCTGCTATCTGCATGGTGTCCGCAAAGCGAAACTCTTCCGCCCCGAGCACCTCGCCGCCCTGGCGGATCACTACGGCAGACGGGTCGCCTCCGAGCGACATGCCCACGTCTGCCCCCATCACAACGGGCGCCTCAGGGTAGTGGACATCCCGATCAAATGCCTCTTGGATCAACCCCAAGGGGATCAACACGTCGTCCGAGGAAGAATCGAAGGAGCATTCATACTCTTGAGCGTACTGCGCATCCGTAAGCTGATCCTTGGCCGAGGAAAGTTCCTCGAAGGGGATGAGGTCCGTCTTGCTTGAGGGGAAGCAGGCCGCATACCATTCAGGGTTACGTAATGCCGTCTGGTAGAGATCAAAAAAGTGGTTATGCCCGCGTGGAGTGCCTATGAAGATGGCAAATCCCTTGCGGTCACTCAGGGCGGGCCTGATGACCGTAGGATAGGCCTCAGGCCGGAAATCCGCATATTCGTCCAGGACCGCACCATCGAGGTAGAGCCCACGAAGGCTGTCCGGGTTATCCGCACCGTGCAGGCTGATCCTTGCTCCGTTGGGCAAGTCGGCACGCAGCTCGACCTCATTGAACTTCACTCCGGGAAGCGGAGAGCAATATTTGCGGATGTAGTCCCAAGCCACGCGCTTTGCCTGCGTATATGTGGGGGCGATGTAGGCAAATCTGCCGTTCTCCCGCTTCCCCCTGGAAGCCGCATCCACGAGGGAATTTACGCAAAGCACCGTTTTCCCGAAACGCCGATGACACACGAGTACCGAAAAGCGTTTGAGGTTGGCGTGGATTTCCCGCTGGAACCGGTGGGGCACATAGCCTGTAGAGACGCACTCCACGCTATTCTCCGGGCGCACGGTCGATCCCTGTGATGACCTGAAGAGTGACGGAACCCGTGTGGTTGTGCTCCACCTTGTCCCCGAACATGCCGATGTGCTTGCCCTGAAGCTGGATGGCCTTGAGGGCGGAGCCGAAGTCTTCCTTCGCCATAGCCCCTTTGCGCGTCTCTTCCAGGTCCTTGAGCACCTTGTCCTGGGTGATCTCGGTGCGAGCGACCCTCTTCGCCATGGCCTCCTGGATGGCCGTCTGGACATGGGGGCGCTGCATCATTTGGGAGGCCTGGGCATCGGGATGTTTGGACCTGGACCCGGCACGAACAAGCGCGGCAGACGCGTTCAAATCCACGATATATTCGCGGGCGAACTGCTGTTCCAGCGCTGTGAGCTTCCGGGTCGTTGACTTGGGCATGGCTACTTGCCGTCCCCTATGAGCAGCGTTTCCACCCGGGTGATGCGCTCTCCGTGGGAGTCAATCTTCTCCCACTGCCGGGCGCTGTCCGTCTCGGCTTCGGCTTTGGTCCGGTAGCTCTTGGCCAGGGACAGCTGGCATTCGGCTTGACTCTTACGATACTCGGTGAGGAGGTCTTCCAGGCGCTCTATCCAACGCTTGAGCATGTAACCCAAGACCCCGAGAAGGATGGGATTGAGGGCCATGGACAGGAGCGCCAGGGTGTTCATTTAGGCACCTCGATCTCCCTAAGGCTTCCCCCGAACCAAACGGGGATGTCTCCGGGCCTCGCCGCCTCTCCGTTGCGATAGGCGGGATGCCTGGCAATCCCGGCTTGTTCCAACGCCATGGCGGCGAACTCGCTGCAGAAAAACTTGTGGCAGCCCTCGGACACGTACCCGAGGATGTTGGCAAACAAGCCCTCGTAATTGTAGGGCACGCCCCGGCCGCACTCTTTAAGGGCGAATGACTTGATGCGTGCTTGCGTCTCGGGAATGATGCCCTGAGCCTGGAAGGCGAAGACGCGCCCGTTGTACCCCTGGATGCGTTCCGACAGGAGCCGAAGCTCAAGACCCGTTGCCAGGGCTTCCACCAGGAACACGCGGTCGCAGTTCTCTGGGTCCAGGTCACGCACGATCAAAGAGGCGTGGCTGAACTGCGAGAACATGCGGATCGCCCGTCCAAGCAAGTCGTTGCCCTGCCACAGAATGACAGTGCCGGTGGAGAGCCACGGCCGGATGGCCGGGTAGGAGCACAGGGGAACGCGGGTCAGGTCCACGGTCAGTACCCAATCCTGGCGGTGACGCTCCCGCTGGAGAAGGCGGTCGTGATGAGCTGAAGTAGGCAGTCACCCGCACCTATGTAGGTCGTCTCGGTGGGGGTCGTGTAGCTGGCGATGGTTCCCCAGGTTGCGCCCAGGTCGAAGCTCCGCTGAAGCGCGACCGTCGCGCTGAACGTCCCCCGGATGGAAATGTCGCACGATTTGCCCGCATCCACCCCGAGGGAGGGGCACGCCTGCCCGTTGCCCGTGAGGCTGGCGGATTGGCTGGGCATTACAGGGCCGCTCCAGCCACTTGCGTGGCGATGGCAACGGCCTGCAACGCGAAGTTCGCCCAGGCAACGTAGCCGTTGATCTGGGAAGCGGTGGCCGAGCTGATGACCGGGGTCGAGGCGGTCAAGTTGGTGATGGCCGCGCTTGCGCCAGCGGCCTGGGAGGCGGCGGTCTTCACGTCACCGATCACGGCCAGGGCGTTTTGCTGGGGGGTGTTCTTGGTGGATGTCCCGGCACAGGCTCCGATCTGGAGGCAAATGCCGAGAACGATGGCCAGGGCCGGGAAAAGCATGAACTTACGCATGGGGTTGATCCTCCGAAGGGTTAATTTGTGTCGGGTTGGGAATGGCGCTGTCCACTAGCGGCGCGACATTGGCCAGGGCCGTGCGCAATCCCACGCCACCGAGAACCACACCCACGCAGTTGAGTGCGGGCGCATAGGGAGAGAGGGCCGGCAGATACGGGGCTGCCTGCCCCGCGGCCAGGAGCAGCGTGCCGAGGATGGTCTTCCAGCCGTAGCGGGCGATGAGGCTAGCGAGCATGAGGCCTCCGGTAGATGATGGGGCGCACGAGAGCCCCGATTGTGCCGCCGATGGTGAGTGACCAGCCGAACGGCAGGCCACAGTCACGCAGGCGACAGGCGATGTGCATGGGATTGAGATGGTGTTGCAGCCACGCCCTCATGACGGCCACTCTCCGGTCTGGAGCATGGTTGCCAGTCGCTCGACGCGGGCATGAGCCTGCTGGTCCCATGCGGAGGCGCGGAGATGGGCGGCGGCTTGGTCGAACTGGCCGTCGGTAATGAGCCGGATGGTGGGAGCGAAAGCGAAGACGCCCTTGACGCCAAGCACGTACATTGCGCTCACGGCCACGGCCTGGCGTGCGGGGTCTAAGTTGTCCCAACCGTAAAAATTTGCGTCGAGTGAGGCGAGACAGCGATTGAAGCAGACTTCGAAAGCGTTGTCTGCCTGCTCCTGTGTCCAGCGCATGGTTGATGCCATGGTGGGCGTACAGTGCAATTGGGAGACGATGTTGTACCCGTATCCGATGGTCCAGATGCCGCGCGTGTCCTGGTAGGCGACGAGTTTACAGCCCTCGTCGGACTTGATCAGCGCTTCGGTGCGTAAGCGGGTGTCTGGCGTGATTGGCATGGCCCGCAGTTACCCCGGGCCTTGTCCAGAAATCTGGCATTTTTCTGGAGAATCTACATGGGTCGCTCAAGTTTCTTGGCCAGGGACTCCACCTCCCTGGCCGTGTTCTCCGTCACTCCGTAGCGTCCGGCCGCCTCAGCATACCGGCCCGGGTTTACCCTGAGATAGCTCAGGATGGCCGCGTCGCGCACGGCCCGGCGCAAGAGGGGCTCCGTGATTGTCCCGTGCGTCTGAACCCACTCCAGGGCTTTGAGCAGGGCCTCAGAGGGCACAGCGTGGGCGAGGAAGGTGGATTTCATTCCTCTATCGCCATCGCCCCGCACGACGCTTTATGCTTCTCCAGGAACTTTTTGCGCTTGTCCTCGTCCATGAGGTGCGTTGTGATGTGTTCGCCACAGAATGGGCAACCTATGCTGATGGTCGCGCTCTCCAAGTCGGAGCACGCTTCGCGCAGGACCTTGCGCTCCTGTTTGTTTCTCGGGACGATCCAACTCTCGACAAAGTCCACGAGCCGTTGTCCACGGTGGCCCTTTTGATAACCTGCGGCCAAAGCCTCAGCCATGCGGTCAGAACGTGCAGTCGTCATGATTTCTTCGTTATTCTCCGTCCCTGCGTTTTACTACGTCTCCTGCGAACGACTTGATCTCCAGGAGCACCTGGCCGCCACGCATGACATTGCCCCACTCGATGACGGTTCGCTTGAGTTGCGAGTCATCGTTCCACACGCCAGCTTTGGTCAGCGCATCGAGCAGCGACTTGCCGGCGAAGTTGTCCTGATCGCGGTTGCGCCGATCTGGCGGCAAGAGCGTGATCTTGATTTCCAGCGGTCCGCACATCGGCAGTCCCTGCAGCTTGGCCGCCAGGACGTAGCTCTTGACCGCCAGACGGTAGATCTTGGCCTTGGGGTTGAGCCTGAGGCCTTTGCGCCCGGTAGGCGTCCAGGCCTTGTTGGTCGACACGGGCCAGGGCAGTCTGAGCTGGATCATTTTTTTCTCCCCGACTTTTTCCCGTCGCCGCCCCTCGCGTGCGCGCGCGCAATATATAAGCCTAAGAGGCTTATATAATTGCGCAGTCCTCTCCGGTGACAGGGAACCCGCATGGATACTGGATTTTACGTTCCGTCCCCGGCGTCCCCAAGAAACCGTGCCTTGGCTCTGGGGACAGGCAACCCGCATGGATACTAGCTTTCTGGACTTGTTTAATGATTCCGGGGTGGTGACGTAATTATCAATCGTTATCATTACGAATTGTCCTCTTCTTTAAACAAATCGTAGTCACCCGGCTCCAGCATCCCGATGCCTTGAGCGAATGGTCCGGTGGGAACGTCGAGCCACTGTTCAGCCTTGCTCCCCCCGGCGCGGTATTTGGCGATCTTCTTCTCGTCGAGGAGAACGCGCCCCAGCCACTCCAGCTTATTTCTTCCCACGGCCCTCAGGGATTCAGGCAGCATCTCCCGACGTTCAAAGAGCCCATACCGGCCCATGTGCTGGAACGGATGACCCTGGGCCGCAGCGTGTTCGATGACCTTGACCAGGAGCTTGAGCGCCTTCGGGATGTTCTGGGCATCGAGCTGCTTCACCCGGTCGGTGGAGACGACCAACAGGCCACGCTCGTCGCGAATGAAGGTCTTGAGCTCGTTGTCGCCGGGGTAGTTGTGCTTGGCCAGGCCGCCACAGACCACCCGGCCGCGCATGTATTCGACATCCAGGTCCTTGCAGAGCTTCTTGGCCTTGATCTCTTCCTCGGGCCACAGGACGTAAGCGCCGCGGGCGTGGTCCACGAACCCGGCCGAGCCGCTGATCTTCACTTTTGCGGCGTCCAGGTCCTTGATCCCGTCCGGGAGCTTGTTCAGGTGGTGCACTGCGATAACCGCAGCATGGGCCTTCTTGGCCAGGTGGGTGAGCATGCCCATGACAGCCGCCCCGACCTTACGGTCGTTGAGATCGGCCCACACGAAGCAGGCCAGCGGGTCGATGATGACGAGGCGCGGCTGAATGCGGATGATCTGCTCCACCATCTCCTGCCACCATGGCGTTGCCTCGCACCCCTGGCGAGTCTCCATGGCCATGGCTTTGAGGCCGTCCATGTCCGGCAGACAGAGCACGTATAGCCCCTGCGGGAACGTCCCACAGAGGTTCGCGGCCCGCCGATGTATCTCGTCGATGTCGTCCTCAGCGCAGAACATGACGACGGGCCCATGTTGCATGACCTTGTGTCCGAACGTACCGGGCGAAGGGTTCAGGTCGATGCCCTCTCCCGGCGCCTGGCAGGTCTTGATGGCCAGGTCCAGAGTAAGGAGACCCTTGCCCGTTCCGCCCGGAGCCGCGAAGATGAACGCACCGTCCATGGGGATGACGTGCTCCACGAGCCATTCGCGCTCGGGCACCTCCCGGCCGTTCAGCTGGGCCAGGCCGAAGTCCGATATCCTGGTGGTGTAGCCCTTGGCGTACATCCGGACCGCGTCCAGGCCCTCCAGTGCGTGCAGGTCGTTGAAGTCCTTGGGATGGGAAGAGAGATCACGGAACTCAGGCCAGACCACGGTCGCACCGATTGCCTGGGCCGCCTTGTGAGCCGATTCCACTCCCACGTTCTTCGGGACTCCGTTGACTACAGTCCAGCGGTCGTTGTCGGCGGCAAGGATAAATTTTGCTGTCGGGAAAACCTCCTTTGCGGCCAATGAGGCCGGCTCGAGTCCTCCGGAGTTGAAGGCGACGATGACGGTCTCGCCGGTTGCCATGTGGATGCTTGCTCCGGTCGCGTAGCCCTCGCACACGTAGACCGTCCTGGACGCATCAGGCGACGGGGACGTGATGACGTGGAAAAGACCAGAGTTCGCTTGTCCAGACAGGAACCGCTTGACACCGTCAGGTTTGATACGCTGCACCCCCCGCACTTCGCCGCGGCTATTGCACATGGGGATAAGCAGCTCACCACGTTGATCGATGCGGCACCCAAAGGACACGACCCCTTTCCTCGCGAGGTAGGGGTGTTCCGTGGCTTCGGATGCCGCATCGAAAATTTGTTTTGCTCGGAGTGCTGCGGCGTCCGCTTCCCGCGCGCGATCTGCGGCAGCCTCCTCTTTGGCGCGGCGGTAAAAATTTTGAACTTCCTTGAGCTCTTCGTGGCTCAATTCGTAATTGGCTTTGGAGCACCAGGATTCTGACAATTCATGCTTCCATGCCCCGAACGCGCCCGCCGGGATGCCGTCGCCATGGAAAACGTACCAGCCACCCTTCTTGCCGCCCTTCTCGTCGGGCAGATCGAAGCGGTGGATGCGCCCGTCAGTGATGATTTCAGGACGCCCCAGGCCAGAGGCCGCGATGGCGTCCCGAAATCCCTCCAGGGCCTGGGGAAAAGTCACCCTGACCGGAGCCGCGTCTTCGTCCTGCCGCCTGGCGGTGTTGAGGTCGATGACCTTCATTGGGGGGTTCCCTTCCTCATTCACCGAGGGCTCCAACA